CTCGCCGCAACCTCCTCCAGACGCTTATAGGCTGCCCGCTCGACCCCGGTGGCTCCCTGCATCGCTGCCGCAGCATCCTGCATCGCCTTGATCAGCTTCTGGACCTCCTGCCGCTGTTTCATCAGGACCCCGGTGGTGTCGCCGGCTGCCTTGCCCAACGCACGCTCCGCGGTGATATAGTCCACCATCGTGCCCTTCGCGCCTTTGGGAAGCTCGACCTCGCCGCCCTTTTGCAACCCCGCAGCAGTCTGTCGCAACTTTGACATCGCCGCGGCTCTTTTCTCCCCGAGGCCAACCATCTCCTCAAGGGCTGCCGCTGCCTCCTTCTGCGCATCAGATCGCAGCGCATCGATAACATGGGAGACAGACTCCATAGTCCACTCACGCCAAAAGTCCTTGTCACAGGCGAGGGTAGCCTCCAACTCCGTCTGCCGCTTCTGGATCTCGCTCCGCAGCTTCTGCGCCTCTTCATTCATGCCAAAGCGGCCCTGGCTCTCCGCCTCCGTCAACCGGTCATATGCCTGGGTACGTGCAGCAGCCAACGCAGAAAGCTGTGCCCCCCATGCCCGCGCCTCCTCAGTCTGTGGACCTGTCGACCCGATGAAGGGACGATCCTCCGACTCTGCGAATTCATCATACGCACGATCCGCCTCCTGCGCAGCAGCCCGCAAGGCGGCGACTTGCTCGCCCATCCCCTTCTTTGTGGATTCCTCGGCACGCTTCAGTGCCGCCCGCAGGTCTGCCGTTTCTTTATCGATCTGATTTACAACCCTGGTGATCGCTCCCTTTTTACCAGGATTCATCAAGCCTTCATACAACTCTGACACAGGATGCATAAGACCACCGGCCAGAGGTGCAACCTTCGTAGTCCCAAGCTCCGCAATGCGCCGGTTAAGCTCATCGATCTCGACCTGCGTCTCTTTCAGCTTCATGGTCAGGTTTAGCGCCTTTTTATCACCATCAGCCAACGCGGCCTCAAGCTCTGGTAAGTCCCCAAGCATCTCCTCTGCAATGTTCGTCTTTGCGCCCGCCTGGACTGCGCCGGTGATTTCCTGCTGCAACCCGACTAACTGCTCCCTGGCCTGCGCCCAACGCTCCTCAAGCCCACTGGAGAGCGCACGTCCGAGTGACCTCGCGTCAGTCTTCATGCCGGCGAGTAATTCAGCAGCATCCCGCAACCCCGCCACCTGGACCGTACCCGATACCAGGAGTGGGGCCTCTGCCGCCTGACGCATCGCGGTCAACTCAGCAGAAGCCGCCTCGAGGCCAGAGATACTGACAGCACCGCTGATATCGATACCGCCTATGCCCTCCAATGCTCGCTTCAGCGAAGCACTGTCAAATTGGATCACCGCAATCTTGGATATCTCGCTCTCGATAGCCTGCCGCAGTTTCCCGGCCTCGCCAGCAGCCTGCCGCCCATCGATCTCGATCTGCAACCTGTATTTTTTATCCGCCATCGTTCACCCCGTCAGGAACCCCGCCAGAATCGTCAACCGCATCGAGGAACATGAACCGCTCTGAATAATCGCACTCATCCAAGCCCGCAGCCTCGCCACCCGTAGACCACGCACGACACACAAAGAACGAAACGGCCACCGAGAGTGCCGTCAAGCAAGCAAGGATTCTGGTCAACACATCAAGAAACATGCTTGATACTCATCCTCTAATTACCGAAAGTTTAATACTTGCGAGAATGCTCACAGAAGACCACAGGAACGACAAAACCGCCCCGCTGTGCCTCGTAAACTCGGAACCCGCCAATAAACCCACAGATGCAGCGAGAACGGCCCACAGCGCTATACAGAAGCCGGACAGCAGCCTCACAGACGATCAACACGCTGGTGAATGATCTGCCGCGCCTGGTTATCGACCCGCTCCATAGAGACAGAACTGAAACCGATGAACTCACGCTGAGGAATGATGTGGCCAGTGTCAGAGACACCGCCATCATTAAGCAGCGCAATGCGCCCTGGCGTTTTAGGATCGTCCTCAGCACCCAACTCGATAGAGGTCACCACCTCGCTCTGATTTACACGCGTAATATTTCGAGGGTGAAACGGATTTATGAAGCTCTGCATGAGGTCACCGGTGCGCCGCAGGATTGGATGCCTGGCGCCAGTGCGAAACGCAACCCCGCGCTCATCCATCCCAGCAGCCCTGATCCGCTGCGTCCATGGCGCTAACCCCGGCCACTTCTCCCCATCCGGCGAGGATTCCCTCTCGAAATTCTCATAGATGCCCATCCGCGCTGTATCCGCAAGGATCTGCACCTCCCGCCTGCCGAGGTCTGCCAGCCACCACAAACCGTCCCAGAACGGCTCCCACCCAATGCACCTGGCCTTTACATCAACACCCGCCACAGCAGCACCTCCTGTAATCAAACAAGGCGGTGGGCCTTAGAACTCACCGCCTTGTTTAGGCTTCCTATCGAGGCCCATATCACGACGCACTATCCTATTGATCCAGTTTAACACCATAGAATCTTCGATGAACCACTCAGGCTGCTCCAGGAGTGACCCTGGGAATGGCAGAATGCGCCAGTCAAACGACTCACACATCTGCCAGATTTTCAGCGACAACTCCGGCTCGTGCAACCGCCACGCATCATCGTCCTCCAACGCATCTGGATCATGCGCCTCCTCCAGGCGTTCATTGTACTCAATCAGACGCCGGCGAAGTTTTATTCTGGCTTCGCTTTCCTTTTTTTTTGAGACTCACCTGTCTCCTGAACCTTGAACCAGTGCGGATTCAGATCGACGCCAGCATCCTCCCACTGCGCCTCAACATAGTCAGGAATCTGGAGGAACGCCTCGACTGACATATTTTGCCCGATGCCAAGCCCATCGCTCTCAGCCTCTACCAAAGCAGCTACCAGAGAAGGATAGATCGCCGTAGCCAGCAGCCTGAAAGCCGAAGCATTCACGCCGGTGAAGTCTTCCTCATGCTCTTTGACATAGGACTCTGCGACTCCGCGCAGGATCGCACGCTTCATACCGATGAGCGCAGAGGCCTCCCCGACTACGATATGAACCACCCCGCCAGCGTGGTCGTCGATATCGAGAACAATCTGCCTGCCCATGCTCAGTCGGCCTGGGAGTAGAACGCCATAACAAGATCATCCTCGACACAACCCACAACCGTCACTGTGGTGGCCGAGATTGTGCTGGTCGCAGTGATATCTGTGACCACACCGGTCAACGCGGCCTTCTTAAACACCTTAACATCGAAGCCCGTCCCCGCGAGGTCTGCCTTAGCATTTGCCGGCAGCGTTAACACAAGGGTGGGTGTGGCGTCAATCTGCCACCACGCCAGACGCGGTCGTCCATGCGATATCCCCCGAACCATCTGCCCCTCAATGCATCCCTCGACAGACTCGGAGAAAGCAACACCCCACAGGTGCTTGTTCACCACCATCGGAACGCCAGAGTAGGTGTTCTCATCATCGCCGCCATTTTCCATAGCGCCGCCTTTGAGAGATATCCGCGCCTGCGGAATGATGGCCCAAACCCACCGAGTAGCGCCACGGGTCGCAGAGGCCTGATCCGTATCCGTAGCCTGCCGGTACACAATAAGTCCCACATCTGGCAAAAGCCCAACTTTCTCTGTACCGACAACATGGGCGACAGAATCCCCAAGTGCAAACGCCTCAGTACCAGACAGCGCTGCATCCACTGAGAGATTCGTCATGCCAGTCCGCAACTCGAAGGTCATCCCCTCTGTGGCCGGGAGCATGGTCACCCCGCCAATCACATCATCGCCTACGTGATTGACAATCGTAGGATCAGGAAAAGTGGGCGTGAAAGCTCGCGCCAGAGACAGAACATGCCCACCGTCTGCGGTGGCTCCCGGCGTCCCAGAGAAAAGCGGCAGCAAGCTGTCGTCCAACGGAACACTCTGTACGTGGCGGATACCCGCCCCAGATGCCTTATACCCAACACTCATGATACACCTCCGTCAGTATTTAGTCTCTTCTGCAGTAATCGCAGCACGGAATTCTATCCGCTCATAGTCAAGATCAAATTTGTCAAAGTGCTCATGGCCAGTACGCGAAACGAACCGAACCAGGCACGTACCTCCGCGATTGAGGCATACCGACTTCCATCCGAGGCACGCAATGACCGCATCCCGCGCCGCTCGAATATTGTCATACCCACCACGGTCATAGACAAAAACCCACAAAGACGCATCTGAGGTCTGGCTGATATCTTCACCAACATCCATCACCAGAACCGCCAGTGCCCCAGAACCCTCGCTCCGCTTCCTCGCCGCCTGCGCATCGTCTACAGCCTTGGGTGTCAGGTCTCCAGATTGGAAGACCCCATCCTTACCCTTCACCAAACAGGGCAGCAAGCCCGCTGTGTCTGCACACAGCATGGCCATAGCCCATTCAGCGAGGTCACTGTAAGACGTCACTCCTCAACCTCCTGCGCGAGAAGCTCTACCCTGATCCGCTCCGCAGCCTTGGCGCCGATTCCCTTGTACTGAGAGATATCGCCGCCAGCAGCTACGAACCTCCGCAGATCGTCAACGGAATCGAACCCCTGCTCGTGGAGGATCTCAGCCACCCGGGGCCCGCATAACTCCGCGAGTGCATCTGGCTCAGATCGATCAGGGACAGCAGCAGGAACATCAGCCACTGGGCGTCTCGGCTCCACCGCAGGAGGCTCAATCGCTATAACCCACCGCTGAAAAGCCGCAGGAGTTATGGTAACGACTCGGCCCACAACGCCGGCTGCGGATTTCAGGATATCGCCTGGGACAACCTGCGGCTGCCGGCTGCGCCGATTGGTCATGATATGGTCAAGTGCCACACGGAATGGCTCAAATGACCAAACCACCTGCCCGTTTCTGATCACGTCCATGCCGGCCTCACTTATTCACGAAACGGGTGTAGACAGTGGGCGTGAACGCTGACGCGGTGGACTCGACCTTTACCCGCATGCATCGCCCCAGAATGGTGTACTCTGCTCCGGACGACCCGGGGCCAGTAACGACAGTAGTAGTGGCCGCATTGAACCATGAAGTGACAGAACCGCACGAAACAGGCTGATTTGAGAACTGTGGCGTCACCGTGACCAAACCAGTAGTAGTAATCGCCCCACCAGAGATAGCCTGAACCTGCGCATGCGCGTAATTTAGCGACAGAAACCCAGCGCTGTACGTGGTCGCAGTGACGGTATCTCCATCCAGCATCGTCACCACAGACGACCCGATGACCGCATCAGCAGCCACAGGCGCAGCCTGCGAGGCCGGCATAAGCAGCGCCACAGCCAGCAGGACCAACGCCAGAACAACACTCAACCCAAGACTCATGTACCCCTTCATGTAGTATCCCTCCTATTGTAGCAATTTCATGATGACCTGATCGATACCGACAGCATCACGCACCGAGACAACCCGCCACCGCACGTCACCGCTCCAAACCTCATCGTCTGGAATAACGACTCCATGCGCAGCCAGCATCGTGTAGAAAAGCCCTGCAGAGGTCCCCTGGACCTCTGCAGATTCCACTCCAGCGGTGCGATTATCTGCCATCGCCACCCGCGTGGTGAACCCACACACCTGCACCTCACCACGCCACAGAGTAACAGAACGCGTCTGATCAGTGCGGATCTGCTGACGCCCCGGCGCGAGTGCAACGGCAGAGATTCTACCGCCCACAGTTACCCTCCAGGAATGGCGACATATCCGCCCGGCGCTCTGCAGTATCCGCACACACTATGGAAACCGCAGATGACGACAACCTCGCAACTAACGCTGACCGTCTGGCTTTCAGCGCAGAGATAGAAGCAGTCCGGTCAACCGACTCCTGGCCTAACGTGTATTTCATGAAACGATCCTGATCCGTCAGAATCCAGTCAATGACGCGCAGCGCCGCAGCCAGCACGCTGCCAGTTTCGGTCAGGACTTCCTGCAACTCTTCATCGGAGAATGCGCTCCATTCGTAGGAGCATAGAACCTCGACGTTCAGATCTGGCGCCTCCACAAAAGTCAGGACGCCAGTGTCCAGATCGGCGGTGTAGTCTTCAGGAGGAACAGGAGTGGCAACTCCAGCATCCCGCGCTACAACCTCAAGAGTATCCGAGAACACCGGAACCATCTGAACCTTGAACTTCGTGGTTGCACCATCGCCAACGCCGGCAAGCTCGTTGATCTCCGCACGCCGGCGAGAAGCAACCTCCAAACGCAATCGCTGCAGGTCGTCCATCATTGCCTCACTGACTCACGGCCATGACGCGCTCGTGTGCCTTCTGGCGCTTCGCAGCAGCAGCATCCTGGGTAGTCACATCATGTGAACGACCACAACGATCCCGATGCCACTCGGACTCAAAAGCGCGTCCGCACGTCCCACATTTAAACGTGGTCTCCGGGGACTTTTCGACAACACGCACAAAACCATGCTCGATCAGGAGGTGGTCATTAGGCTGCCCCTTCAGCGTGAAGACCTGCCCAAGTTTGACCGTCCCCACCTCTTTGTCATAGGTAAAATCCCTGGTGGCGACTACAACCTGACGTGCCATCTTTATACCCCTTCTTCTGCCGCTTCGTACATGAACAGGCCGGCGTCTGGAGCGACACCGCACTGATCGTAGAACTCGTACCCCTCGACAAGCCAACCCTTATCAGACTCAGGATCACGGCGGCGCTTGATATAGCGAGGCCCACCCAGAACAGTAGACCACACGAAGGTGTAGCCCGCCGAAGGCGTGAACAGGGAGGGACGCGGCGCAACGAACATGAGCAACGCGGAATTTCCCCAGTTAGGCGTGTAGACGACAGAAGATTCATCTGTGCCCATGGGCGAGGCGGTGTACATTGACAGGCCAACCTCGACCGTCTCCACACCCACAAGCTGCGCTATCAGATTGGGAGTGACTGTCGCAGGAGCAGCAGCACCGGCGCCGTACTTAATGCGCTCCAGGATGTCTGGATGATCTGCCAACGTATCGAAGACCAGATCACCCAAGACTAACTTATTGGGATTCAGTCCACCGGTAGCCTGACGCACCGCACGCACGTAGGCACGCAGATCAGTGATAGGATGGGATGTGGCGTATTCGCTCCACTTAGTGAAGTCAACTCCGCCAGATTTGTCAGTCCCCCAAACGCCGGTCTTCCAGAATTTACTGGCGAACTGGCGCTCTTTCCGCAGGAGCAACTTGTCAGTGACGAACTCCGTACCGTAACGATCCGCATCCAGAGGCGTGTCAGTATTCGCACGCCGGGCGTCACTGATAAAGTGCCCCATGCCGTACTCACGGCAGTAGTACGTATCGTCGAGGTCGACGTTGTACCCACCCACCGGCGCAGCCTCTCGCTCGGTCAATTCCTTAGCCTGATCCCGAAACCAATCGGACTTTCGGAATTTCGGAATAATGTCGCTGCGCTTTTGCACCAGGACGACCGGGAACAACCGCTCTGCCAGATATGCCAGATTTTTGTACCCGACTGAAATATTCGTCAATAGTGCATCTACATGCACGTCATTCGATCCAGGAAACTCAGCCATGACTCACCTCCAAGTTAGCTCGCCCGATGAGGGGCTGCACAATCTACCACAGCCAGCACCAGGTCGCCAGATGCAGCAGCATCCTCCCACAGAGTGCCAACAACATACTCCGTGGTATCCGTCCCCGGCGTCTTGGCGTCTGCTTTCGCAGTAGCTCCAGTGCCAATGAGCGCACCAGACGTGATAGCCGCGCCGGCCTCGACCAGGGTAAACCCGACAACGATAACCTCGCCCATGCGTCCGCTCGGCACACCCTCCTGCAGCACACCCATAGGAACATCAGTGGCGGCACTGCAGGGTACGATCTTACCCCCTGAAAATTTCACAAAGTGCAGGGCGTAATTCGACAGATCTGCTCCAGCCTCGACACTGGCCAGAATTTGATTTCCAGGTACAGCAGCCATCATATCCCTCCTTATACCGCTTTGGTGTACTGAGCATAAAGCTCAGGGTGCTCACGCACGACAGCACCTAACGCATCCGAGTATTCAACACCCTGGTGCTCTGCCATGTAGGCAGATACCAGGCTATTGATCGCGGCGCCGGCGTCACCACCGACAGACACAGGCACATCCCGAAACGACTGTGCCAGTGCAGCATCTGCAGTCTCCAGAATGCCGGCGAAGAACGCGAAGCGGGCCTCATCTGTGCCTTTCAGCCACTGAAGCTGCTCTGCCAGATCGCCAGATTTCCCTGGAATGTGGCTAAACTTCTGCGCCACCAATGCCGTCATCTGCTCAGATGCACGCGCTGTAACCACGCTGTCCAGACTTGACTTCAGGCCATCCCGCTCCGCCTGCAATGCAGAGAAAGCATCCTGTAAAGCCTTGAGGTCGCCGGCCAGCTTCGCAATCTCAGCGCTGTGATTTTCCGCAGGCGGGGCACTTAAATCCTCTCCGCCAGCAGGAGCAGCAGCACCACCCTGCTCGGATTCGCCACGTTTCCGCCCCAGACTCAAAAGGCCAGAAAACAGAGTGCGAACCATATCCTCTGAATCATGCTCACCTTCACCACTCATCCCAACACCTCCTATAGAATTAAACTCGAGGCCCTCCTGCTCGTAGATCTTCTGCAGCTTGGAAACCGCCTCATCATGCTGAGGGCCCTGATACCGATTACCACGATGACCACCGGGGGAAGTCAATGCGGCATTAGCCGCTCCCATCAGATTATGGTCATACGCCAGAGTACCATCCTGCCAACTCATCACTCGCAGATGCCACGTCGACGGACTCTCTGGATCTTCGACAACCAGGTAAGCTCGCGCCGGATACTGCTCCCCCTCTTCCGTCTTAGTAACAGCAAACCACACCGGCGCATCCGCGGCCAGTGTGGCAAAAAGCGCTGTCTCCTCACCAAAGAACGGATAATTTGTGATTGCGCCGCCAGCTATCTGATTCCTGACCGGTTTACCGGTTATCCCATCCTGCATATTCCAATAAACCGTAGGAGAAAAATAGGCATACTCCCCAGACTCCAACGCTTCTCGCCCACGCTTTGTGAATTGGAAAGTCGCCCCGACACCGCCTGGCAGAACCATGACGTCTCTGTACCATCCTACCGCCTTACCGTCATGATCAACATCGACAGCAACCCTGGAGCGCCGGATACCACGCTCCAACCGGTGTTCATAGTTATCCACGAACTCAGCAACAACCTGGTCGTCGATGGACCGCACCTCACCCCCGCGAGTAAAGGTAACCTTGGGGATTACGACTATAGGATCGCCACGCAGGACGCGCTCTGCCGCGCTGCCATCATTCGAAGCGGAAAAAAGATCAACCTGAAAATTTAGCGCCACATCGCTCATACCCCCTCCTTATAGAATAAAAAACACGGGCAGGCCTGTGCGAGGCCTGCCCGTGTTTCATTGTTCCTGGGCGATAGAAACTCTGACATTCACAGTATAGCAGAAAGCACCATGACTGTCAACCATGAACTCTGCCACTTGACAAGTTTCGAAACTTGTGATAGTATAGAAGATGTAAGACAAAACCAGAGAACAGGAGAACAGAGAACCATGAACGCAAAGACAGAAGCACAAAAGCAGCGCGAAGCACGCATCGAGCAGATCGTCCACAAGGGCAGTGACCTACAGCACGCAGTGGCCATGAAACTCTACAACGCACACTACAACAACCACCTCTACGAACAAGCCACACGGAACCTGAGCAACGACGCAGCGAACCGCCTGATCGACCTGGCACTGGCACTCTGCGGCTCACCTTACTACAAGATAACCAGAGAAACCCTGAACTACCTCAGCCAAGCCCAACTGGACTTTTTAGCCGCTTTCTCGGACCTGGTGAAGCTACGATAGCCACGAAACGAAAAAGGAGGAGGGACACACCCTCCTCCTTTTTTTATCCCACCGCTCGCAGATTCCCTCTCGGAACGACGACAGTCGCGCCAGCATCCAGAACGATCGCGCAGTTTATGGGCCCTGGACCACAACCGACAGCCTGAACAACACCACACTGGCCATGCAAAGCCATGACTCGCCGCAGCGACTCACGGTAACACAGAACCACCCGCGTCCCCACCACTGGTCTCCAGATCATACCCCTCCAGCTTTCCTTCAGTGACTGACCACGCGACAACCCCGTCTGCGCCTGTGCCGCTCTTGATCACCACCACCAGGTACACGCCTGCCGGCAGTCCCAAGATACGATTCAGGAACGCTATCACGGCCCGCCCGCAGACAACAACACTATGCCGGCTCACAGCCATGTCCATCCCCCAGATGGCAGCTTTTTCTTAAGCCCGCACCTGCAGTTACCATCACAATCCGTCCCCTGGCCTGGCAAGATTCCATTTGTCCTGATCAGGAGCGCCTGCATCGACGGATACTCTCCCGCAAAAATAGGACACTGCCGACACTGCCTGGCAAACGGATCGAGAACCCACATCACTGGCACGTTTGCATCAGGACCCCACTGGTGCGCATTAACCGCGCCGGCCCACGCAGAGTGCCATGTGCTGCCGGCATACAGATCGGCCCGCGAGAAGCCCTGGGTAGCTCCATAGACCACATCATGAATCAACTGCGGGATTCCACTCCGGCGCCCATCTTTTAGCATCAGCAGAATGGCGTAGATCTGCCCCTCCAGATCGCCGGCGATATCACCAAACAGAGTGCCACCCCCCGCAGGATTCACCCGCTCCACCATTCCAGAATCGTAACCGATGTAACTGTCAAACGTCCGTCCCTCGTTTTCAATCGCCACCAGGCTCTCAGTGCCACCACCGCCGACACCACCGAACCCAAGCCAGTACGCTCCAATGATATCCGCCATGCCGGCCTCGCGGAACAGGAGCAACCCCGCCAGAATGTGGTCGTCGAGTTTCTCCCGCAACTCCGGCTCAGATGCATCAGGAGGAAGATCGTCCAGCCACGCGGAATTATTAGCCCACTGCTCTAGAACTCGGTGTAGTTTTGCCTTGCTTTTGTCTGCCGCAGAGACAAAAGCGGTGTGCCGTTTATCACCACTGGAGAACCTCCCCACACTGAAGGATGCCTCCGAGACATCATCGTCACCCCCGCCAGCCTCAGCCTCTCCGCCAGACTCATCCGAAACGCTCGTGGTGTCTGCCATCGGCATGCCTGGGACCAACGATCTCAGGAAATTCTCTGTGGTCATGTCAGGACTCAACATGCCCACATCGTACATTGTCTTCAGATAAGGAGCAACGGCCTCCAGATCGACGCTCTTAATCGAACCTGGAACCAGACGCGGCATGGCGTCCCCGAACTGCGGATTAAAACGCATCAAGAACGGAACCGCGTACTTGTTCAACTCATCCGCAATAATGCCAAGAAACGCCTCCACAGAAAGCTCAAAAGTCTCCTGCAGCGTTTTGGACAGCGCCTCCGTCCCGACTTTACGCATGCCCATCATGAGGAACTGCGCCAGCACTGCACGCACCATCTCTGCGTCTTTCCGCATGATAGTATCCGACATCGTCGTGTCGATGGCTCCCTCAGGCCCTCCCATCGTGAGTGACCACCCCGCAGGAAGCACGGCCCCCATTAGCTCATCCTTGTAAATCTTTTCGATGATCTCCTCGGCACGTTTCTCGTCAGAACTGTCGCCAAGCTCCAGCTTGGTCGATGCCCCCGATGGCAGCGTTACGATCGGGAATCCGGCCCACCGCCTGAAAAGACCTAAACCCTCCGTCTGCTCAAGGCGCCATTTGTACTTGAATGGACGCACCGCAGGACGATAGACCGACTCGCCCTCCGGATTATCCCCCTCCCTGGACGTTCGGAATAGGAGCGCCCGCCCGAGGTCACAGAACGCGTCACCTTTATCCGTGAAATACCACAATCCCGCAATATCCCCATCGTCATCGATCTCCCACCGCGATAAGGACCACTGCGGTATCTGCTTAATCTTCGCAAATCCAACCGCACCATCAGGAAGACGCTGCAGGACCATCCCATGATAGGACCACCCATAGACAAAGAACGTGGTGATATCCGCAATAAGATCAGGAAAAGATAAGTCCTCCGTGAACCGCTGCCAGACAAACTCCGCGGCCTCTTCGTTATCGTCGACGCACTGCCACGTAGCAAGCCGGATCGGCAGAGACAACGCGAGAAACATCGACGCGCACGTTGGGTCTTCCCGGCGCATCTTCCGGTACTGCCGCGCCGCGACAATGCCAGATAGGCACTCATCATCCCAAACGAACTGCGACTGCGTGGTGATATCTGCAAACGCCTCCGCACGCTTAATACCCTTATCAGCCATTACCCACCTCCTATGCGCTCACCCTTTATCCCTAACGACTCGAACCGGTCTAACGCCACAGCAACGTGCTGTGGAAGAATCTCGATCCCGACTCCCATCCTCCCCAACTGCTGCGCCGCCAGCAGTGACGTCCCAGAACCGCAGAATGGATCTCCAATGACGTCACCCTCCTCGCTGAAAACACGCACGTAGAACGCCGGCAACGCCACAGGGAACACCGCCGAGTGGGCGAGTGCCTCCTGGTTTACCTGTAACTTTATCACGTTTCCTGGAAGCGCAACCCCATGCACCATCCGCCCTGTCGCCTGGACGTTTCCGGTCTTGGGATTCCACGATTTGCCAAGCGGGTTATATTGCCGTACCCGCTCAGATACCCACCCACCGGCGCGAGGGTGAAACTTGATCCGCTCATCGACGGAGAAGTGAAACGTAGACCCCGCCTCCTGAACAAAGACCGACTCCAGATTAAAGTCGTACTCCTCCCCATCAGCTACCCCGGCCAGATAAACAGAAACGTGCTCGCCTGCAGAGAACCAATAGACCGGCTCAAAGCAGTTTTTGAAGCGCCCCTCCAATTTTCATGGCAGGCCTGGCTTCTGCCAGATCAACTCATCGACGAAACGCCACCCCCACGCACGCTTCATGGCCAGCACCAGGTCGAGAACATACAGCACCCGCTCCCCCCTGGAACAGTGCGGATTTATGTTTATGAAGAACGAACCGTCCTGCGCCAGTACCTGCCTGACTGCCGCCTGCACCCCGTCAAACCACTCGACGTACTCCCCCTCTGGCACACCGCCATAGCTCTCCTTACGCTGCTCCGCGTAGGGTGGTGAGGTGAAAGCCATAGCAAGCTCAGTCTTCCCCAGAACGTCCAACGCAGAACGCCACAACTGCGGATCATGGCAATCCCCGCAAACCATCACCTGGTCGCCGGCCCGCCAGATATCCCCAACTTTCACCCCCCAACGCTCCAGTGCGTCACTGCCTGCATCGCCAATATTCGAAACAGCCTCATCCAGTGCGCTCAGTTTGTCACCGCTGGCCATTAGTACCAGGTCAGCCAGATTCTCATCGTCTCCAGCAGCCAGCATCGCCGCAATATGATCCTGGGCATTCACATCCGCCACCAGGAGGGCCAACTGTTCACGATCCGGATCACTGCCGCGTGATAGCTCGTTATCCGCAGCCAGATACGCAAGAACCATATGATCTGGCCACGTCGACGGAATCACATCCGCCTTCAACT